CTAGAGATTTATTAATGCGCGCTTAGGCATTTTTAAAATCTTCGCCGTCTTACGAAATGCTTTACTCGTCTCTACTTCCACATAGTGATCAACAAAAGCGACTTTAGGCGCATTACGCTCTTTTTCCGCTTGTAACTGAGCGGCTAACATCAACGCCTCAGAAAAAGATTGCGGAATAAGTGCGGTTGGTTTTTGTTGATTTTCCAATTCTTGCCAACGATAGACCTTAACTGCAGTAAATTCAGGCGATAAGTGAGCTACAACAACAAACGTATTTCGCTTGTTTAATTCATAATAATCAACCCATTGATTTCTATACTAAAATTTTAGTGGCTAAATTTGAATGACTAAGTTTTGTTCAATTAAATCATGAATAACGCATAATACATTTTTGTGTTCTTTTGCGTATTCATCACATCGACAGAAATAATCGCCCTCTTTAAACTCAGTCTATCTAAAATTTCTAATACATTAAACTATTCATTTTTCTTCCTGACTGATTTTTTCGACAAAGCACAAGTCTCCGAGTTTTAATCTATACAGCAATGCTATGTAAGGTGCTTTGCGTTTCAGGATTAAAACTGTGACGCAAGTTTTTTCCATCTATGAAGATTAATTCACGTCCTTATTGTAAGCTTATCTCATTGATAAAATTGATAAAAATTTTATTAAAAGCTAGTGGCTAAATTAGTTTTATAATTCGAGCTATCCAGTTATCAATAGGAATACTTTATTCAAAAGAACAGTATTTTCTCAACCAATTAAGATGATAATAACCAAAGAGTTTAATACCTTTCCAAGTGTCCACTTCTGATATACATAGGTCATGACAAGAAAAACAATATCGAGGAAATTGTATTGTTGATTATGTGTCTAGTATTTTGTAAATAATTGAAAAACCAAAGATATTTATATAATCCTTAAAATACAATACGATATTGAGGATATATTAGATCATAAATTTTGGGGAAATGTGATCTAGCCTGCTTTCATATAAAAATTCAATCAATCTCTACTTTCCCTACCTTTCTTTTTTTGTTAAACTGGCAAAGAATTTTGGGGCTGATTTTGGATTTGACGGGATTAGTGAAGCCCAAGGTGCACGTCGAGGTGCGGTAGGCCTCGTAAATAAACCGCAAAAAATAGTCGCAAACGACGAACAATACGCTTTAGCAGCTTAATAACCTGCATTTAGCCTTTGCGCCTCAGCTTCCGCTCGTAAGACGGGGATAACGCGGAGTCAAACCAAAACGAGATCGTGTGGAAGCCACCGTTTGAGGATCGAAGCACTAAATTGAATCAAACTAGCTTAAGTTTAGCGTGTCTGTCCGCATGCTTAAGTGAAATTAAAGACGAGACTAAACGTGTAGTACTGAAGGTAGAGTAATTTCGGACGGGGGTTCAACTCCCCCAGCTCCACCACTAAACAAGATCATAAAAGTTCACAAACGGTTAAATTTATTGAAAAATCAATGGTTTGACCGTTTTTATTTAGTATCTTATAGGTATATAAAAGATCAGTGGATTTCACGAAATATCACAATTTTTTGTAGTAAAAATAGTAGTAAGAACTTACAATGCAAAAATCTTACTACCATTTTATGAAATTCCTACCATGGCAAAAATCATCAAGCAGCTAACCATTGCGCAGGTAAACAACGCCAAAGCGGCGGAAAAGATCTATTATTTATTTGACGGTGACGGGTTAAAACTCGTCGTCAAGCCAAACGGTGTGAAAACGTGGGTATTTAATTACAAACGCCCCTACACATTAAAACGCACCGAAAAAACTATCGGCACATATCCAGCGGTATCGCTTAAAGATGCACGTCAAAAAGCACTTGAATTTCGCCAACTTTTAGCCAATAAAATTGACCCACACGAATTTGAGCGAAAACAAGCCATAGACGCACTAAAAGAACAACAGAGTACATTTTCCTATGTTGCAAATGAATGGTTGCTCTATCGTGCGAAAATTGGCAAAGAACAAGGCAATTACACAGAAAAGACAAAAATTGATACAGAAAGACGCACGAAAGCCGCTATTGACTTAATTGGTGGCGTGCCATTTAAAGAATTGACTCTAAAACACGGTTTATCCGTGCTTGAACCTTATCGCCAATCTGGGGCAACAGCTGAATTGAAAAAGCGTTATTTGGTTTTAAAGTCAATCGCTGAGTATGCTGAACGTTTTGAATATTGGGAAATCAACAAATGGAAATATCTTGGCGATGATTTGCCTGCAGTGAATAAAAATAAACATCACCCGTCAATTCATTACAAAGCCTTACCGGAATTTATGATCAGCCTTGCTCGAGCCAACATATCACAAACTGTTCGCCTTGCGATTTTGTGGGGTTTGCTCAACGCTACAAGGGCGAGCGAAACCGTCAGTGCAAAATATTCTGACATCATTGAACACGAACATTTGCCCAATGGTAAAGTGTGGCAAGTGGAAGTTTCAAAAGGCGGGAAAGGAGATCGATTGCACCTTGTGCCGTTAAGTAAACAGGCAGAAACCTTGCTTTCATACATCAAACAACACGCAAGTAAAGAATATTTATTCCCGTCTACCTTATCAAAAGCGAGAAATAAAAAGTATATCAACAGCCAAACACCGAATGAAGTGATTAAAACAATGGACGGCGGCAAATACAAAGGCACAATGACAAATCACGGCATACGGTCGTTATTCAGTAGTTATTGCAATGATAATCGCCTAGAACTTGGCTTGGATAAGGAAATCATCGAAATTTGCCTAAGCCATTTGAATTCCGATGAAATACGAAACGCCTATAATCGGGCTGAATATTTGCCTTACCGATTAAAGACGTTTCAAGAATGGGCCAACTATGTTGAAAAATGTGCAAATGGTCTATTTAAAGAAATTATCGCCGACAAGTCTTAATAAATTCGTTCAAGTCGCTTTCCGCAATTTTGCGGGAGCGACCAAATTTATAAGACTTTAACTTTCCACTAGCAATCCAACGTTTCACTGTTGCTTCTGAACAAATCCCCGTCTGCACAATCTCTTTGATTGAAAAGTATCGTTCCATTAAACATCTCCCTTTCTCACAAACACCCCATTCAACTGTGCCAAAATATCTTCTTTTGAATTTGTAACCCATAATCTGTTACTTCCTATGCATAATGCACTAAGGTCGGCTGGACAGGCGGCAAATTTATCTGGCACTAAGTCCCAAGTTCTCTCACAAACATAATCTATAAAATCAATTGCATCCTGTTTTATTATTAATGATGCAGCTGATATATCCCATTTCTCACGCTCAACAAAGTCTGATAATTCTTCATCTTCATTGATATTTACTTCTTTTTCCACTGCAATAACATAATCGGAATTTAAAATAATCTCCTCTGTAAACAAATCAGCTCCAATTGCATTTAATTTCAAAAACTTACTCATTTTTAACCTCACTTTTAATTAATTAACCCTAAAATCCCCCAAGCTCTCGCCCCAACCAAAGGCTTGAGCCAACGGAATTTTTTCTTCTTTAATGAAAACTTCATCGTTTTCACAACAAATCCACCGATAGTCATTAAGCCGTAACCTTCCATGGCGCATTAAAAGGTCAATTTGTGACGGTTTTAATGGCGAACCAATAGGCAACATCAATAAATTAGCTTGCTGTTCAATTTTTGAACGGTTACAGTTATTGACACAAGTCCAAGCGGCGCGATGCGCCTTGTTTGTTTCGGTGGACTCCGAATGAAGTGCGGTGGAACCCAACGCACTTTTCGCTGATTTAATCACCCAGTTTTTTAATTTGGTGATGATTTTCTTTTCTGTGAATCTGTTTTTAACCCCCACAATTTTCTTACGAATCTCCCCGTATTTATTCGGTTCGCATTCTTCATACTCAATACAAATTGGTTGATCACAACGTTTTGTCATTGCGCCACCTTGCACCTTGATATAACTTGCAAAGCAACCCACATCAGCCACCGTGCGACCAATATCCAATTCTTCATCGTCCGCAGTTGCTGCCATGGCATCATCAATTTTGCGAAGTTCACGCCATGTCGAAATTGACGGTGTACCGTAAAACTGGAATTGACGAATGCCCCAAAGATTTGCCCACGCACTGACACGTTGTACGTTTTCAAGTAATGTCAGATTTTCTACTTCATCGGACATTTCTTTGCCTTGCTTACCTGCATAGATATTCTTGGCGATGTATTTCGCCACATAGCCAATGGCAGAACCTTTTGTCGGGTCAATTTCTTCTACTTTGAAACGGTATTTTTTCGCCCCAAATTCATCGCCATCTAATTCCAACGCTTTCTTGCGAAATAATTGAATAACCTCATCTTTACGTTCAGGTTTTACATACATCAGCAAGTGCCAATGCGGTGTGCCGTCGTGATGGGGTTCAACGCCACGAAAGCCAAAAAAACCGATCCTACGTTTGGCAAACTGTGCACGTAACTGTGCCCACACTTTATTTAAGTAACGTTGCGTATCACGAGGGCTTGCGCCTTGCCATTTTTTGTTGTTTTTGCCTGTTTCATGCGTCGCGTGAAAAGAGGATGGGGCAGTCAGCGTAAGAAAGAGTGACACAAATGAATTTTCTATCGCCCATTCATCAATACCACGCAAGCGGTTCATGGTTTCCTGGAAACGGATAGCAGGATTTGCCACCGATTTTTTCCACATTTCAATCAACGGCATTTGTTCGGTGCTATCGTCTAGATTTTCCAACACCATTTGTTGCAGATATTCGAGGTTATCTGCACGTTGCGCACGATAGTCATTAAATGCAGTTTGAGAGACATAAGGACTCACTTTTGCCGATACTGCACCACAGCCAATCTCCACATGTTCTTTCAATCGTTTTTGTGCCGTAGTAAGTTGGCGTTTCCAATGTGTTGGGCAAACTGATTTATTCAGATCAACCTCAATGTCATTTACATCTAAGAAACGGTTATCTTGATAAGCGAACCAGTGTTTTAACGGAAAACCAATATCCGCACACACTTCGCCCACTAAGCGATAAAGGTCACGAGAAAGTGCGGCGAAATCATCAAAAGATATTTCCCCACGTTCTTTCCGCTCCGCTTGTTCAGTGACAAAATCAGACTGTAATTTTGTAAACAACAGGGCTAATTTGTCTGCCATTTCTTTTAGCTGATGATCACTTAATAAATAAAACGGAAAGTTAGCCGCCTTTTTGCCTTTAGAAAGTGCGACCACTTGTGAATGCGTATCACGCTCAATTAACCAATCAAGGCTAATCTGATAATGTTGAAAAACGGCTTTCAAGCGATTAGTGAGGATTTCACGCAAATAGGTATTGGCATACGCTGCCTGTTTATTACCAAATTTAAACCCGATAGAACCATCATCTTTCACACCGTTGAACGCACGCAACCAAACATAGCGAAAATGCTCACGTTGGCGTTTGCGAGGGAGCGCAGAAAGCAGTTTTTCAACATAATCGAACTGGTGCGGCGCAACAGAAAACAATTCCATTTGCGCAGATGTCGCTTGAGCAGTATCGAAAGTGCGGTCAAAATTCACCGCACTTTGCATCATCACTGCACGTGCATCTGCCATCGCTTGCTCACGCTTAGCAAGATTGGCATTGCACTCAAGTTCCCAGTTCATCATCAAGCATCCTTACATTACCGTATGGGCTAAATATTCACTGTGATATTCAAAATATTCTTTGATTTTGTTGTTGGTCGAACTCACTGCACTGAGTAATTCTTCCAAGCTCAACATTTCATATTGGGCTAAGTCATAACGGCGTACTTCTTCGATTGCGCCCCAAATTGTGTTGTGTAAATTGCCCACCGTTCTTGTTTTTTGTTTGCCATACCAACTATCTTGATCACCAATCACTTCAACCACTTGAAAGCGAGTGCCGATGGGTAAAATTTCTAGCGTTGCGCCACAATCTAGAGCGATACAAATATTGTTTTCCATTATTCTTTTTCTCCTTTACCAACGGCTATCTAGCACGTCTGTAATAAACTCAATTAATCCCATTACCGTCACAGCCACGCCAAGAACGGCAAACACCACCACGAAAAACATCACTAAACAACTTGTCATTTTCTTTTCTCTCTCCAGTTCGCCCATTCGGCGTGCTTTTTCATTAATTCTCGTTTCGCTTGAATTGCAATGTCGCCCAAACGGATATATTCACTAAATGCCGTATTTGCTGATTGTTCATCGCCCTTATCTAAGTGGTAGAAATAAGCGAACAATTGTTCTTGCGCATTATCTAGCTTGTGATAAACATCTTTTGCACAAAAAGACAAAGCACCACGGCTTAAAATTATTGCTGCCATTTGTTATTCCCCTATCGTTTTATCAATTTGAGTAAATTCCCGCTCTGTTACGCCTTGTGAAAACATTCCCGAAAGTAACCGCACTTTACGTAGTGCACGGGCTATTTTGCGTTGTCCTTGTTCTGTGTAGTGATGGAGCTTAGTGCCTGTTAAATGCCCTGCACGTAAATCTGAAAAATCTAAATCGGCTAATTCCAACAGCATTTCTCGAAAGCCTTGTTGTAAACCGTCAAACTCTCGTTCTACACGGAATTGGCTTTTACTTAACGAGTGCAGCACATCATCAAAACTTCGGATTTCAGGCACCTTTACTTGATTTACACGGCACCATTTTTCAGCGGCAGATTCCGTTTCATCATCAAAGCAATAAGGCATTAAGGCCATCACTCACCCCCATTCATTTATTTACGGAACCACCGTGCAAAGCGTTGGAAAATACTTTGTTCACGTTTCCACTGTGCTTTTTCAAGTAATTCAATGCGATCACTGAGTGATTCATTCAGCAATACTTGCTGGGCATTCACGCCTGCTTGGTGCGAAATAGCCCGTTGTAAAAGTAAAATATGGCGCGTTTGTTCATTCAATTTTTGTTGCAACTGCCACACATTCACACGGCTACGCGGTGTTTTTTTCTTTGCTGTACACATATTTTTTTCTTGTCATTTGCTCAAACTCCTAAATTTTGGTTGCAAAAATCCTGTCGCATGAATTTCTTCAAACGACTGTTTTAAAAATCTTGATGGAAATTAAAGATTAGATGTCGATTTCTTGCTGACGCTCATCAATCTGCTTTAACGGCTTGTTCGCACTTAATGCTTCTGGGCGATCGTAATAAATTGGTGTTCTTACTCTTGTAATTTGGCTTTGCACTTTTAATTCTGTGCCGCAGTTGTTGCAGTAAGCCAACACGTCGATTAACAACAAACCAATTTTTTCTGAAGTTCGTACACGGATGTTATTACTCCCGCAATTTGCACATTTGTGATCTACATTCACTCTTTACCTCCTAATTTGTTATACTCAATTTGATTTATTCACGATTCACAAAGGAACCGAGACTATGATTGAAGATCAGATTGATGAACTTGTTGCAGATAATGCAGAAAAGAACCTCCGCATTTATGCGCTTGAAGATTTGCTTGCTTTCTTTCGTCATCACATAACGAATGCACAGAAGCAAGAACTTCATCGCTATTACGAATACATACGTGACCAACATCTAAACAATTTTTCTCTTGATGAAGATCAAGCAGAAAAGATTGAAGCAGTATTTGACGCGCTTGAATCTTTTCTACAGAAGTAGAACCGTTATCAAATAACGTAAATGAAAGACGGTATTTGCCGTCTTTTGTTTTGCGAAGAAAGAATTTCCCGCTTGCTTGAATTGCTGTTTCACACATACACACCTTCTTTTTTGTTCTACGCTCTCCACATTCCCCAATATGGATTGCCTCGGTTATTAATCTGCTAGTCCCAATCCTTGACGAATCAACATCCGCCCCAATGCGGCTTTGGTTGCTAATCCCAAGTTTTCCCGTTTGCGTTCAAAAACTTCGCCTTCTTCTACGTTTAACGTCATATGAAATGCCACAGACACTTCTCGCGTTGGTCTTGGTTTACGTTTTGTTTTGTGAACGTTATTACTTTCTGCCATATCGACATATCCTCTTGTATTGTTTATATTTTCAACTCCGCTACTTAAAAAGGAGCTTAAAATGAAATCGAAATACCTTATTGACCCAACCACCTTTGAATTGCCCGCCTTTGATGCTCAAATAACCCAATATGTTGAAGAAAAAGGAGAAGACCCTTGGGGTTCAACAAATTGCTACATCGGCATCTATCATAACGGCGTTTTATATCGTCGCCTCACTGCAGAAGGCTTAACCGAATGGGGTGGGTGCGATAATTTTCTGTTTTCGCTTGGCTTAACTAAGATTGAAGCTAAACAGGGATATGATTCTCTGTTTGAACAGCCTGCTTAATTTGCTCAAACTCTTTCTCAATTGGGTTATGCCAGCTTTTTTAATGTATGCCAGTGCGTAGCTCATTATTTTTACATCCTGCGGCGTAAAGGTTTCTTTTGCTAATTGACGATCAACCTTCACAATTACATCCATCTTCTGCTCATAAGCCGCTAATAGTTCGCGTTTGGCACGTTCAAACGCGAACACCGATCTCGCCCCTTCTAAGCCATATTTGGCAATCGCCTTAAACACACAGCCTACAATATCTAAATCGTGCTCGCTCATGGTGCTTTGTGCCAACTCATCAAATCGATTACTCATCTTGAATTCTCCTAAGTTTGTTGCTATTGTTGAAATATTTATCAAAACGATCCGTTTTTAGTGGTTTTGTTTCCCAATCCACATCGGGGGTAAATCTTCGGATTTCACTGCGCCGTGATTAACTAATCGCGCCCATTTCGCGCAGTCCTTTCATCACCAACATCCGCACTAATGCGGCTTCGGTTTGTCCCAATTCGGCACATTTTTCCTGCAAGACGGTGCGAATATCGTCGGAAAGCCCTACTTGCACCTGTACTAATTTTTTTCTCATCCGCTTCTCAGTGGCATTTTCTTTAATTTCACTCATATACAACGCTCCTTAAATTGGTTATCATCAGTAACAATCATTGATCTTTATATTTTAGAAATAATAATACCCACATTCGTAGGTATTGTAAAGGAAATTGTTTATGTTTGGAGATATTTGGAGTATTTCTTACGGAGAACGTTTAAAAGAGGAGCGTTCCAGATTAGGATTTAGTCAAAAAGTATTGGCTGAAAAAGCTGAAATTGCATATAACACTTATTCTAATTATGAATTAGGTAAACGTTCTCCTGATGCAGATACTTTAATAAAACTATGGTATTTGGGGGTTGATATTTTTTATTTGTTAACTAACCAAAAGTCTGTTGTTGCAGAAAATTATGAGGAAAGGGCATTATTAAAAAAGTTCAGAAATCTGAATGGGGATGAGAAAAGATCTGTCTTAATGAAGTTAGAACAGATGGGAATTGATACACTTTTTTTTAGCGGTAAAAGTGCAATGGAGCAACCACGTGTTCAGGTATTTGATTTAAATGAAGGCAATGACAGCATTCATACTAAAGATAATACCATCATAGGACACAATAATATTGTCGCAGGGCGAGATGTTAAAAGATAAAGCCATGTCAAACCATATTGTCGGCGATAACAATACGGTTGCTGGGCGAGATGTGAACATCACGAATATCTATCATAAAGAAGGTGCCCCTTTTCCGCGCACCAGATTAGTCGCTGAAATTCTTGCTGTGCGTAATTGTTCTGCGCACCTTAAATTTGTGATCAATACGCATGCCGATAAATGTTATGGGTCACACTATTTTAAAGAAATGAAAGAAACCGAGTTGCAAGCAATGCACGAATTTGCCTGCCACTTGCGTGATTTACTGGCTGAACAACAACGGACAAGTTGGGTAAAACAGCTGCTATCGTGGATTAAATCACGTGGTGTTTAGTTTGCCAATGAAGATGAAGAAGTGGTAGCGATTAATCCGAGGGATTTGTAGGGGAAAATTATCATCGACATAACAAAAGATAAAAATGGATAGAGAAAATGAACTTTGTTTCACTTATTAAAAATGATGCTGATTTTGAGGTTTTTGCGATTGCTTGTTGTGCTAAGATTCTTGGGCGTGGCGTAGCTGGATTTTCTAAAGGTCCTGATGGTGGGCGTGATGGCACCTTTTCCGGAACAGCAAATAATTTTCCAAGTACAGCCAAACCTTGGAAAACAGAAGGAAGTAAGATAGTTGTGATTCAGGCAAAACACACCCAGAAATTAAACCTCACGACAGGGCTTAAAGATTTTAGAGATATTATTGAAGGGGAACTTCCTAAGTTAAAACAAATGGTGAAAAGTGAGAACATCGGTTTCTATTTATTAATGACAAATAGAAAAGAAACGGGGAAATCTCATCCAGAGCTAATTAATCTTATTCACCAACAAACCGGTTTACCTTATGAAAATATTGCAATATTAGGCAGAGAATATCTTGATCGTTTAATTAGTAGCTATCCAGAAATTATCAGGGAAGCAGGGCTTGAGCACTTAATTGAAGTTTATGCGGAGTTATTGACAACCAGTCATATTGCAGATGTAATAAGAAAATGTAAGTTATTAGTTGCACTAACAAATAGTCAAACGCAAGACGATAACAGCCTGTTAGAACGTTGTGATTTAGCCACAAAGAACGAAAAAAACAATGCGTCACCTAATTTTGCTGAAATAATGATGCATTATTTTGACCCTTACATTAAACAGATTGATGATGTATTACGCAATCCAGAGAATAGTACGTTAAAAGAAGACTATAAAGATCTTGTTTTAGATACTAAAGCCAAACTTGAAGCCCTTTATAGTGATAATTATATAAATAGAAGATTGGAAGATTTAATTTCTCATTTTGTGGAAAGTGAAAAGAGCCATGGCAAAGATTTTGAGAAAAAAGTTCGAGTGTTGGTTTATTATATGTATTGGAATTGTGATATAGGTCGCAAAGAGTAGGATATGATAAAAATTCAACCTGATAAATATACGGATCCTGACAAATCAGTTATGTATGCTGCAACTTTAATGTTGAAATCATTAAAGGCAGGCAGATACATCTCTTTTGATGAATTACTTTCCGTTGTAAAAAAAGCAACGGATTGCGATTATGTTTTATTTATGCCAGCAATAAATTTACTTTATTTATTGGGTTTGGTTGAGTATCACTCAACAAATGATTCCTTTGAATATATAGGAAAATAAAATGCGATTAATGAAGCTTTACTCAAATAAAGAGAATATTTTTAAAACCTTAATGTTCAATAACGGTGTCAATGCAGTTGTTGGAACAGTTATGAGTAAACAGAAATATTTAGATGATGGAAAAAAGCATTCCCATAATCTAGGTAAATCTACATTAGCCCAAATTATTGATTTTTGTTTGATTTGTGAGCATAAAAAACATGTTTTATTATCCGTAGATAAGCTTAATGACTTTGAGTTTTACCTTGAAATATACTTAAATGATTCAAAAACGGAAGAAATCCCCCAGTATTTAACAATTTGTAGAACTGTGCGTAATCCTTCAAAAATAAGTTTTAAGAAACATACTTCCCCCAATCAAGATTTTCGGGATTAATGCCGGATGAGTGGTCAGCTTATCAACTAAGTTTTAGGGAGGCTCGTAGCTATTTAGAAGGTCTGTTAGGATTTAAATTTCTAAGAGGATATTCTTACCGTAAATTTTTTGCTTACTTGCTTCGTACGCAGTCTGATTTTACAGATGTATTCAAATTAAGTCGTAATAGCCGTTCAAAAGATAAGGATTGGAAACCTTTTCTATCTCGTTTGTTGGGGTTTGATGATGAGCTATTGAGCCGTCTGTATAATAAAGAAGATGAAATCAAGGCGTTAAATGAAGAAATTAAATTAAGAAAAAAAATTAATCGGATAGATCATAAAGGATTTTCTGAAATTGAGGCACAAATTGCATTTATTAAAACACAAATTTCTAATGCTGAAATTGCATTGTCAAAACTCGATTTTGGAATCGAAGATAAAGAAAGCATTAGAAAATTGGTCGATAATATTGATGATAATATTGTTTCATTAAATGCTCAGTTGTACCAACTAGAAGGGCGAAAGCAACGCCTTGAAAGCTCCTTAAAGCCAACAAAGATCCTTTTTGATACAACAGAGGCTGACTCTCTTTTTAAAGAAGCCGGCGTGTTTTTTTCTAATCAGTTGAAAAAAGATTTTGATCAACTGATTAGGTTTAATCAGGCTATTAACCAAGAGAGAAATGAATACTTATCTAATGATTTGGAAAAAACAAATTCTAGAATAGGAAGTATTCAATCTCGCTTGATGGAACTAAATCAAGAAAGAAGTGAAAAATTATCATTTCTTAATGAAAAGGAAATTTTTGAAAAATATAAACAAACATCTGCGTTCTTAGATAAAAATAGAGCTGAGCTCATTCTTTTAGAACAGCAAAAAAGCGTTATTGAAGATCTCTCTAATGCAAATACTATTTTAACTGAAGAAAAACAGAAACGTGGTGATTTGGTTCAATCTATTGAACAAGACCTAACATATAAAGTGCGAAATGATTCAAATAGTCAGTTCATCAAAATTCGGGATTATTTTGTTTCAATTATTATGTCTGTCGTTGGAGAGCAGGCAATTATTAAGGTTGAGCAAAATACAAAAGGATATATTGATTTTGATGCTTATTTCGAGAATCAAGGTATAAAAAATCATAAAGATAAAGGAACATCATTTAAAAAGTTACTATGTATTGCATTTGATATGGCAATCGCTCGTTATTATGCTGAACAAGGTTATCATTCTTTTATTTATCATGATGGGATCTTAGAATCGCTTGATAATAATCCTAAAAGGAATTTATTAAATGTTATTCGTGAGTATTCACAATTTGGTATTCAGCACTTTATTACATTATTGTCAGATGAAGTTGTTTCGTTATTAGATGAGGGCGTTAAACCTGATGAAATTATTCTTGCATTAAATGATGCAGAAGATAATACAGGAAGATTATTCCAAATGAATACTTGGTAACAGATAGCCTACGTAACACGTAGGCTTTTTTACAAGGAAAACCCATGAAAAAACTCATCGCACTTTTTGCCTTACTGCCGTTTGTTTCGCACGCTGCGATTCTACCCAATGCGGCGATTGCGGAATTTGATGAATTTGAACGCGTGGAAGATGTATCATTAATGCATAGGGAGCTGACGGTGCATACGACGCACGAAAGCCTTTCTAAACAATTAGGCAAATATTATGCCTTTGGCGCGTGTGAAATTGCTGGACTTTCTGATGAATGGCGTGATGTGCAGTTTAATCGCATTCGTGTGGAAAATTTATCTGGCAATCAGGGCGTGAAATGGCAAATTAGCCGCGAGGAATGCAAGAAAATTATGGTGGGCGATTATTCTGATGTTCAAATTGAAAAAGGTTATTTAGGGCGTGAACGGTTTCGTCAATTCTAGGGCGAAGATTCGCCCTACTATGCTTTTTCGTTCATTTCCTCTAACATTAATTCACATTCTATTTGGCTGGTGAAGCCGTTTTCTGGTGTGATGTTATGTGTCACCCGTGTGATTAGCCAGAGAGAACCATCAATTTCTGTTTTAAATCCACTTACTTCAACTGGCATTTCTGGTATCAGTTCTGCATTGCCTAGAGCTAAATTCAGGCTAAATTTTGCTGTGCCTCGTTTCAGTTTTTTGAAGGTTTTTTCTGCAAGCTGAATGGCATAGCTTCGGCTGGCATAGGTGTGTGGTAAGGTTTTAATGGTTTCGGCATCACTTTTGATTTGTGTGCCTTTTACATCATTAATCATTCTGCCCTTTCCAGCTTGATAGCGGGTGTCTTTAATGCTTTTGCCATTTTCACCTTTGATAAGTTCGCCTTGTTGATTGCGTCGGGCGCGTGTTACTTTTCGCATTGTGGCTTTTTTGATTTGAACGCGTTGGGAATGTTTATCCCAAAGTGCTTCGCCACGCTTGCCAGTGTTGTTATCGTGCCAATAAACTTTCACACCATCATAGTTTTCTCTTTCTGCAATGGAAAAATGGTGACTATCGCCCGATTGACGCGTAATTATCAACGTAGGTATGGGCTTTCCGTTCACGGTTTTGGCTTCACCAGCTTTCATAAACAGCAAGTAGTCATTTTTTACACCAGCAATGGCATCATAGGCTTCCGCAAGGCGTTGTAATAAATTGAGCGAGCTTTCATTGGTTTGATCTAAGTGAGAAATCTCAATTTGCGCGAGGCTTTCGCTAATTTGCGCAGTGAGTTGATTTTCTTGGGCAATTTGGCGAACAATTTGCCCTAATGTGTGTGATGAAAACTGCGCTCAAAGTGGTTTTTTAGTGAACCGCGCAAATCCGCACTACGAGCCCGAATGGTGAGGCTATCTGGTGCGCCACTATGTTCGACTTCATCCACGGTATATTCCCCTTTAAAAATCAGCGGTGCCCCTTTCCACCCCATACCTAGTGATAATAAAGCACCGCGTGCTGGGAGGGCTAATTTGCCGTCACTATCGTCTAGTTCGATATCGAGCTGATCGGCTTCAAAACCGCGGTTATCCGTAAGCGTTAAACTCATCAAACGGCTAGATATTAAAAGGGAAATATCCTCTTTTTTGCCTTTTTCCTCTTTCGGGCGAACCGTTAAATGCACTTGTGGAATGGGGTGGGTTTTATCAAAATTAAACATTAAAACATCCCCATGATAGATTCAGCAATATCGATTAACATGGGGTCATCGGTGCGTTTTAGGCTCATGCTGAAATCAATCGCACGAGGTGCACCATCGCCAAAAAATTCTGTTCGGGTTTCTTGTACGCTTTCAATTACAAAAAAACCAATAATTTCAAAGGTTGCACCGTCAATCAGCGGAAATGCACCGCCACTGTCTGCCATTAATTCCAGGGCTTTAATGGAAAATCTGCCACCAGTGATTTCTGGGATTAATCTGCCACTAATCGTCACAGTTTCGCTTTCTTTACCGGTGAATTGTGTTTTTGGCATTGCCCCGACAATGGCATTGGTTGGATGTCGCCAATTTGATGTTCGGTCTAAACTTTGAAAAGGTATGGTTTGCCGAGTGAACACAAACATGCCCAATGTGGCAAGTGCGAAGTTTTGGAGCATTATTTTTCTTCCTTAACTTTGACTGTCATTAATGCCAATAAAACATCAATAAAAATAATCCAACCCCACCCGTTAATGTTGTGATACATCAAAAACGTAGCACACCCTGTGACGGCGATGATTGATAAAAAATAGAAAAATAAGATTAAAATTGATTTCATGTTCTATCCTAAAGAAAAGTGCGGTCAAAAAATCCCATGATTTCTGACCGCACTTGATGGATTAGCGAAAGAGAAATGCAATGCCGAAAATCACAAGCAACCAAAAGGTGATGGAAAGAATAAAGATTCCACGCCATACAATATGCCGTGGCATATTTAATAAATAATCAATCAGTTTCTGTTTCATTTCGTTCCCTTGCTTTTTCTCGCCATTGCATTAATTCGGAAAATGTCATTTGCTCAAAGGCTTGTGGTTGCCAGTGGAAGATGATGGCAATGTCTGCCATAGCATCTTCCACGGTTGCGGCAATCATTACTCGGTCGCTTCGGTTTCCACTTCCGAGTTCTTCCCTAAAAAACCGACAGCCGCCGCAGCAAGCTCGGTAAAATCCGCGACTTCCATTGTGACAAAATCAGATTTGTGCAAAACAGGGGTAGTCACACGTGCAAGTAACACTTGTAATGCGTCCACATCCATTTGCAACACATCAAACATTTTTAAGCCTTTTAATGCAGGCACCGTTGGTTTATTAACAGTGATTTCCGTGATTTGATTTTCGCCACGAGTAATAGGGTTGGTTAAGCTAATGATTTTGGTGTTTTCTGTTTTCATTTTATGTTTCCTTTAAAATCCCTCTTTTTGTAAAGAGGGAGGGGATTTAATAAAAGCCCCTTTCGGGGCAAGGTGTGTGTAAATTAAATGCCGATTGCTGCGCGATGTTCTGCTAGGCGATCAACCCCACCGACAATGAAAACGGAATTGATTAAGTCAATTTCCACGAGGTCTTTGCCGTTTTCGATGATTTTGTAGTAGGTTAATGGCACGGTGTAGCTTTGTTCGGTGTCATCGCCCGATTTGCTTGTGCCGTTGTCAATCTCTCCGAAACGACCACGCATAACCAGTTCGATTGAAACCACTTCTTCGGTGTCGTCTTGTTGATAGGCACCCGCAAAACGTAATGCTGTGCCGTCAATTTTTCCGCCAAATTCTTTGATAAGTTCGGTCATATAACCGCCCATCTTGAATTGTGCTTCAAGAGCTTCCACTCCAAGGTTCACTTTTACTGCGCCAAACATACCGCCTGCACGGTATTCTTCCAGTTTCATGGCTAATTTAGGTTGGGTAATTTCGGTAACTTGACCACGGTAAGAATTACCGTCAGCCAAAAAATTCATTAATTTGAGTTTACGAGGTAATGCCATTTTTTACGCTCCTACTTTTGCAATGTTTGCGGCAAATTCCACAAGGTATTCATCGCTAATGTATTGGTTGAAACCAAGTTGTTCTAACGGTGGCACAGGGCAATAATCATAAGACACAAGTAATTTTGCATCTTTCAAGGTTGCGGCAGTGTTTAAGTTGGCATTGATAAATGCTTTCCCACCGATTAAATAACCTTGCGCCACATATTCACGCCATTTTGCATTGATCGCTTCCACGATTTCTTTCACAAGATTCACGGAAATGTCTTTATCCATCGCCCAGTCAAAGGATTGTGCAATGGTGTCTTTCAACACTTGTGCCGTGCGAGTGTAGTTTTCGTAGATAAATAATTTATCTGCCGAACGAGTACGTAATCCCCAGAACTTAAAGCCATTGTGGTTTACACAACAAGTAATGCCTTGTTCGTTGAGATAGTTCACGTCGGTTGCACTGTCGTTAATATCGAAAGAAAGCGGCTTAGTGACGCCAGTCACGCCAGTTAAACCTTTGTTTGAAATTGAGGTGTGCCAGCCGTATTCTTTATCTTGATATGCACGCATTGCGGCAGCACGAACAACGGCATAATCCACTTCGGTTTGTTTGGTGTTTGGGTTAAACGACAAGAAATCACCGAAAATCAGCATTAATTCACGTTGTGAAAAATTGCGACCGTATGTCACTGCCTCTTCTTTGGTTTTTGCTGTGCCACAAGAGGCATACACAAAGCCATTGAGTTTTTTCGCTACGCTTAACAATTCAGTGGTTACGTCTTGGCTATCGTATTTTGGCACACAGAAAATACGAGGTTTGACACCACAAACTGCAGCAGACACGAGGAACGCTTTTAAGCCAGTGTAATTGCCTTCGTTATCGACTGAACCGATCACATTGGCTTTCATGGTGCTTTCATCATCGTTTTCTTCCACACGAATAACGACAACTTTACAATTCACAATATCCGCAATGCCATCTAGCGCACGAGATAGCGTGCCTTTTTTCCCTGCTTTGGCTTGCATTTCAGCAGTAATGCCAGTTAAAAGCGTAGGTTTGTTGAGTGGGAAAACCGATGCATCTGCATCTGGTGCGGTTGCCACTAAACCGATAACTGCAGTGGATGATGTAGTGAGTGTTCGTAAGGCTTCGGAAATTTCCGTTACCTTGACCCCATGGAGATATTCATCTGTCATAATGTTAGCCCTGTTGTTGAGATAGGGCTATTTTGTAAGGATTTAAAAGCTAGTGGTAGCGACTGGCGTTGTGGTATTTAAACTAACAAAGGGCAGTTAGGTAGAGTTGGACGGATAAAAACGGCAGAATTACCCGCCGTTTTAATTTGAAAAACAATTACTGTATTTTTGATAACTTACTAAATCGTGCATCGTGCTGTTTGCCTGAAACCTCACTTTCATAAGCTGTTTTGCAGTGATTGCGGTCAAAGAAAATACCGTTGATGACACGATATAACACCTGCCAACGTTTTTTCGGGTTCTCGGCTAATATTGCCCCTCGGTAAGTGCGACTGGAAAGTGTCTCGTCTGCGGCGCCCCCTGTGAGGGCGTTAAACAGTTGGTCTATGGCGATAATCACGTGATAGCCATAACGTGTTAATTTGCGTTTAATTGCCATTGTTTAATCTCCTGTTCAAGTGCGGTTAATTCTTCGGGGTTTTTAACGCCAGTAAGCGGTCTTCAAAGGCTTGACGTTGTCCTATAATGATGCCAATCACGACGGCAAACTGGGCAGATTTTTCAATCACTTTTTCCACCAATATTTCAAACGGTACACCACGATTTTGGGCGATTTGTGTGAGCATTGGGGTTTCTGTTGAATTATCCGCCTGCCACGCTAACGCTTCTTTTTCTTGCCGGTAAAAACTTTCAATTTCTGTCTGTGGATAGCCTGCCAGCAAGCTGTTTTTAAGTTGGTCGGCTTTGTCTGATAACTTATTGAGTAAGTTTTCTTTTTGTTGTGTAAAAAGTGCGGTCTGTTTTTCGGTTGAAATTTCCCACGTGAGGGTGTCAAGATTTAACTCATGTGCAGCACTAGGTTGTGGCTCAATCAACGAAGGGTGCCCTGTTTTGTTTGCGATAATTTGCTTGCCTTGGGCTTGTCCGTTAAGCAGCTCAAGGTAGGTTTCTTGGCTAATTTCTACCGCACTTTCTGGCACAAAACCGCCGTCGGTGTCATCAAAAAAGCCGTTTTTGTAGTAGATTGTCATTGTTTTTCCTTTTTTTGTATTTACATTTTCTTTCTTGCTGCCTATAATGTATTTACAAAATACATCATAAATCGCAATGAAAATTGAATTTGACCCTAATAAAAATCAACGTAATATTGAAGAGCGAAATTTACCCTTTGAATTAGTTGAACAAATGCGTTGGACAACGGCTGTTATTGTGCCTGATGTTCGCTTTGATTACCCTGAGCCACGTTATGTCGCAGCAGGTTATTTAGGCGATACTCAGCGTTTGTACATTGTCTGTTTTACCCCAATAAAAGACGGCATCCGTGTTATTAGTTTCCGCAAAGCGAATAAAAGAGAGGTTAAAAAATATGAAACGTCAATCCTTAACCAATGCTAACGGCGAAGTGAGAGAACTTACCACTGAAGATTTTGCGCTTGCACAACCTGTTGCTGAAGCTCTGCCTACTGATTTGGCTCAAATGCTTTTTTCCCATCAGGAACAATTGGAAGAAAAAGGCGTGATGCAAAAACAAAATACGCGAAAAATTCCTAAACAAATCGTCACTATTCGCTTGTCTGCCGATGTGGTCGAGAAATTCCGTGCCACAGGTAAGGGGTGGCAAACTCGTATCAATGAAGTTTTGCGTCAATATTCTTCTCAGTTGTAATCGTGCTTATCATACGTGGGCTTACGCCCACCCTACAATAGCTTCCCGATGCCTGTGTATGGGGTCGCAAGTGGTTCAGCTCTTTACTCTTGGAAAGAGGTAGCAAATTGGCTTTATCAGAACCAGCAGCTTTCCTCTACCCAACTTGAAGTGGCTAATTTTGTTTAATCATTTCCAGTAATCCCATCATAAACATATCAATGTCTTTCTCTTTAGCAAAAGAAGAAAGACTTGTTCCTGTTTTAGTCATCACGACTATGGTAGTTGTGTTCAACTCTATGTCTAATGCGCACTGATTGTCCTGATGGTGCGTCGGGAATAATTCGTTGATAAGGTTCCCCTTTCCATCTCCCGATTGCTAAGAATTGTAAACTACACGCCCCTTGGTCAGGATGACCATGTTCATAGTTGTACCAATACAATGTTGTCGCTGTTGATTTTGTTAATATATTGACTCCAACATCGTGGTAATCTTCAAAGGATGATGTTATATTCCCCCAAACTAACGGTTTCCCGACAAATGAAGTCGCCCACGTTAATTGCTTTTGCCCTGTGCCTCCAAGCCCACTGTCTGAAGCATGAACATCATAAAAATCTACAAAATAGGTTTGTATCATCGTCCCGTCAGGATATTTTCGCACCTCAAAATTGCCGATTTTTTGGTAGCTAAAATCAGCTAAATTAGCTTTTAATTTATTAATTTCTCCTAAAGCAAATTCGCTTGCAACTTTAGCCTTATTTGAACCGTTTGTTAGATGAGATATATCTGATTTCGGTATTCTTCCATTTGCATTATAATTGGCAGCATTTGCTGCTGATTGTGCATTATTTGCTGCTGATTGTGCATTATTTGCTGTACGTTGTGCCGCATCCGCTTTCGATACACCATCATTTGCCGTACGTTGTGCCGCATTGGCTTTCGATACACCATTATTTGCTGTACGTTGTGCCGCATCCGCTTTCGATACACCATCATTTGCCGTACGTTGAGCATTATCTGCCGCATTTTTCGCATCCACACCTTTATCATAAGCGGTTTTTACCGCTCTACTTGTCGCAACCGTAGTTGAAGATAAACTATTAACCGCATCAGATTTATCAACACTCAAAGAACGACGTAATGAATCCGTGTCGTTAATTTTTAACCACTCTGACCAATTATCCGTTTGATAGCTAGTCTGATGTCGCTCGTACACATCAGAAGAATATGCAACATAAGCAAACTGACGACACCAAGAACTGTCGCCACCTGCGATTACTTGAATGTGACAACTGGTTGATACCGGTAGGTTTTGTGATAATGAGGCTTGTCGAATCGCATAAACACCATCAGTTTTAAGGGTGTTAATATCGCCACGAAACTCTTCCACTTTAAAATTACCGATGCCATAGCCTGCTAAGGTTGTGGCGGGGGATTGTTTGCTATTTGCGGTGCGTTGTGCTGCATCTGCGGTAGTTTGGGCTTCTACTGCTTTGTCATAAGCCGTTTTAACCGCCGCACTGGTTGCAACTGTGTCTGCACTATTGCTATTTACTGCAGAGGATTTCTTGCTGTTGTGGATGTAATTTTGCGAGACATTTAACTGTAATTGTGCAGTTTGTTGAGCAAGTTTTTTCCCTGCTTTTGCAGTGAGTGCAAGAGATTCACTTTCAAGCCCCGTGTCGTTGGTAAGTTGGACGATACCTTGTTGCGTGATGCTGGATTTAGCGATTTCGTGGGTATGACCACTTTCATCAAATCCATTTTGCGTTGTGGCAGTAATGGTTTTAGGTGTCATTTGTTGGCGAGTCACAAAAATCACACTGTTATCAATAGATAATGTCACTGCACTAGAGGATTCTACTTTTAAAATCATTCGTAGTACTTGGACTTTACCACTGCCACTACTTTCTGTTGGCTTAAAACTTTCAGGACAGTTTGCGTAGGCAATGAGTTTGTTTTGTGCGTCAAATACGCCCATTTCTCGGATGTAAAAACCACCGATATTTTCAGGAATGGTTAATTCAACGATGACTTGTTTATTATTGCGAGGATCCAGAGAAACTGCACTTACAGGTGCGATGTGCGTTTGATGCACAAGTGCTGTGGCACTTGCTGTTGGTGTAACCGCTTGCCCATTGCCATCGCCCACAGCAAATTGAGTAAGTTGTAATGGCTGCCCTTGGCTTAATGCCTGAGCAAAAGCCCGTGTTCCGTAGTCGGTTAAGATTGCAAAATATTGTGATGCCATAAATATTCCTATTGTGGATATACCGTGATGATTTCGCCCCACTGCTGACCAACAAAGACACTAAGTGTCCCTGTTGGGAGAGGGCGATAGCGAGCTGATTGAGATGTCTTGAGACGGGTTTAACATCGTTAATAAGTCGCACTAGTTCGTTATAGGTTTGTTCATTTAAACCACTTTCAGACACTTCTACGGTTAAGCTAAATGTTCCTGGTGTGCCTTGTGGGTTGGTTTGAAACCATTCTTTTAGTTCAATAAGATAGCCTATTGGCTCAACCACACGTTTTACTGCGCCAATCGTGCCTTTGTGTTTGTGTACAAAATAAGATTGTTTAATCGCAATGCGTTTAACTTCTTCCGTCCAGTTTTCATCCCATTTATCCACCGAAAACGCCCAAGCTAAATAAGGGAGTAATTCAGCGGGACAACGTTCAGGATTGATTAAATCTGCAATAATAATAGGATTTTCTACCGCACTTTTTAGAATTTCAGCCGCACGTTTTTCTAATGGCGTTGAGCCTATCGGCAGTAATAAATGATTAGTAATCATCACTTGTCACGATCTCCAAATTAATTGCCGTGCAGTAGGCTGATTTTGAGCTTGGTAACACAATGTCAGCGATAGGCGAGATAAGCTCTACTCGTTGTACCCCTTCTAAATGTAAGGCAGCATAAATACCCGATAGGCTAATGTCTCGCCCTAAACGGTGTTTTTCTTCGGTGTAAGCCGTCAATTTTTTTAGAGCAGCCGCTTTGATTGGCTCGTATTCTGGGCCACGATAAAGATGTAATTTGGCACGGATTTCGTAAGATTGGATCACCGCACTTTGGACAATAACGCGGTCGCCAATAGGGCGGATGTCATCATCATTAAGTTTTGCCCGAACCACATTTAAAAGACTTTCCTCTGCCTCGCCTTGTCCATTGCGACTTAAAATTGTCACGGTAACATTGGCGGGCTGAGGGGAAATCACCGACACATCTGCAACATCAGGGTGTGCAGAGAGTGCGTGGAAGATATAAGCAGAACGAGGCCCAGCCACAGAAAGCCCTCAAAGGCTAATTGCGTACGCAATCTCAATGAGGTGTCATCTTCTAAAATTTCGGGGATTTTAGGCGTAACATTATTATTCGCCTCTTGTATGATCTGTCTTTTTACATTGTAATTGGCGGCAATCACATCTAAATCTGAACCGCTTGCATAGGCTAACATTGTGGCTTTTGCCGCGTTATTGATGCGGTTTCTTTCCATCAACTGCAAGTAAACCACTTCTTGTAATAATTTCGTGATAGGCTCACTTTCTAAACTTAATCTAGCTTGCCAAAATGCTCTTTCATCTTGTGGGAAAAGTGCGATAAATTCCGCTTTTCTGTCTGCGAGCAAACTTTCAAAATCTAAATCTTCCAGCACTTTCGGTGCATCTAGTTTTGATAAATCGACTAATTCGCTCATTGTTTATGTCCTAAAAATAGTTTTTCGTTGTGCATTTCTTGGTTATCTTTACGACTGCGTGCGACATAACTTGCCACAATGCCACCTTCAACCAATTCTGGTTTAAATTGTGTGATTTGTACTCGTGGTTCCCAACGATTAATCGCTGTAACAGCACAAGCTGCCAGTTGTAATAATAATGTGTGGCTGATTGGGCGGTCTATTAGCATTGGGATTAAGCTGCCATATTCACGCCGCTGAATACGTGAGCCAACTGGGTTAGCAAAATATCGGCAATGGATTGTTTAATGTGGTCGCTTTCGTTTTTTAATATTTCGCCAGTGTATCGGTTCATACTATGCCTTTGCATTAGAGGTTCGTTGGCCATCGCCTTGTTCAACGTGAACGTGGTTTTGTAAACTAATCGCTCCGCCTTTTATATCGCCACTTGCGGTCACACTGCCTTGCGTGCTGATATTGCCTTTTGTGGTGCTTGTGCCTGTGGTTGATAAAGAACCGTCAATATTCACATTGCCTTTGATATTGATAGTGGGGCAGTCAATATCAATTTGATTAGCGGCAGTAATACTGGCGGTTTTGATACCTGTCACAACCAATGCGCCACTTGCTTGGTTGTAGGTAATTTTGGCACCGTCAGCAAATTCAATAACGTGTTCGTCGGGCGATTGGCTTGGGCTGTTTTGTGTGTAAAGCCCGACTAATATGCAGGCAGTAGTAAATTCGCCACTAACTGATAACATCACACATTGTTCGCCCACCGTCGGCGGCGACCATGTTTTGGTTGTACCCGCTCGAAATGTAATAAATGGTAAAAACTCTGTCAGAATGTCACCGCTCTTTACACGAGCACGTGCGGTGGCGTGATTTATTTCAGCGATCACTCCAAAGCGGATAATGTTATCTAGTTTTCGTTGTAATTCAGCAGACATAGGCATTCACAGTTAAAGAAAATGCCTTATTGTTGGCAATATTGTGTGGTGTGGCGAGTGGGGGCGTGTGTGGAATAGTAGGTAACAAAAAAGGGCTTTCGCCCTTTTATTTTTTATTACCTAATTGAATAAAATCATCAATACGTTTACGAATATCTTTCATTCGTTGTTGAATGAATTTTTCTTCTTTTGTCCCGAATAAGGTATCGTGATCAACCATAAAACGAACCGATACTGTGGTTTGCTCTGGGTTATCTTCATAATTAAATGTCAGCACCACAAGAGGATCGTTTTCTTCATAACTTAAGCGAGCGTGATATAAACCAATATAATAAGGCGATGCGCCATAGGCTAAACTACTGTCTTTTGCACGTCCGAATAGACGGTCTTTATTTTCAACATACACTTCAACAAATTCTTGTTGCTGCCATAATGCGATTAATTCAGCGAGATTAGTCGAATGTTTATCAATATCTTGTTCTGTAAATCCCAATGCAAGACTGATTTGCGTAAAAAGATGATGGATTTCGACAAATTTAATATGTTTGCGTTCTAGCATTTAATTGTGTGGCTCTAAGTTGCGCTTTTAAAATGGTTTGAACATTTGCCTTAATTTCTTTGGCATTGTTACCCTTCACAGGTTCGCCTTTTATTGGCGATGTGCGGTCAATAATTTCACGAATAAAAGGTGCATTGTTGTTCATTGATACCCTCCTATTTTTCGCCGATCCTAGCACTTCTGTTTACAATAAACAACAAAAAAGGGCTTTCGCCCTTTGATTATGCTCTGTCCCACATTAAACTTCTTGCTCTTGCTTGGCGTTGGTTTTCGATGCGTTGTATTTCTTTTGCCACTTGTTGTGCAATGGCTCGTTCGTCCATACCTTGTGCGGCATGGATAGTGATATTTACGCTCATTGGTTGGCTGGTTTGTGCAATCATTGGACGAGCAGAAATGGGCGCACGAGTATCAACTTGCACAGGTGCTGCAGTCGCAACGCTGAGCCCTAATCCGCCCGCAATCAGTGCTTGTTTGCCGTAATTAAGGGCGTTGAGTGTATTGACGCCAAGGCGTGATGTGGCTTCTTTGGTCATCACGTATTCGCCACCGTGGACAATGCCCATGGGTTCATATTTGCCACCATTGCCAGTGTAGCCGCCTGACCAATTTTGACTCGGTAATTTTTTGCCATTTGAACCAAAGCCAGTGAAATCCTTAAATGATTCCCAAGCACTTCCTGCCGTTTCTTTTGTTGATTGCCAAGCGTTGCTCGAAGTGTTTTTTGTGCTTTCCCATGCACTAGATACACTATTTTTAATTCCCTCCCAACTTGGCATATTTTCAGAAATCCACTTAATACCATCCATTAATCGTGTTAATGGCGTCAGAATAAACTCAATCGCTTTCGCCATTCCATTTCCGAATTTTTTACCTGCACTGGCTGCAGCATCTAAATCTTCTTTGGTGCTTTGTACTGGAGACAATAAATCAGTAAACCATTTTACCACTTTTTCAATCCAGCCGACGACCACACCAAATGCGGTGCCAAGCGGTTGGAATTTTTCAAGGACGGGGGCGAGACCTGATTTTAAGCCCTCCCAAAAACCGCCAAAAAATGACCGCACTTTATCCCAATATCGATAAATCATCACACCTGCCGCGACAAATGTAGCAGCGAGTAAACCTATTGGAGAAAGGAGAAAACCGATGATTGACGTTAATCCCATAAAGAGCATTCTAATAGGTGCAAAAGCAATACGAAGTATTGTTTTTAGTCCATTTAGCCAAAATGATAGGTGTTTCATATTTTTAATGAGTTTAACAAAGACACTCGGCATTTTTTTCAATCCGCCATAAAACATAACGGTTCCTGTTTTCGCTGAATTGAGGGTGGTTTTATAAAAAAATAAATGTTTATTTGCCTTTAAACTTTCAACAGAGACTTTTTTTAATGATTGACTTAATAAATGATTAATGCCTGTAAAACGCCCGACACCTAATAAAATGCGTGCAACAGGATAAAACAGAAAACTAAATGCCATACTTAATGCACCTAATGCTGTAATACCTCCTGCAATTGATACACTCCATTTAACAATTTGTCGAGTAAGTTCAGGATTCGCTTTTATCCATTCATTCACTTTTCGCACTATTTCGGTTACCGACTGTATTGCGCTTCGAATATCATCTGAAATAGTATCATAGATCGCAATGCCTACGGCTTCACGCGCAGACTCTAGATTTTTTATATCCCCCATTAAGTTATCCGCCATAACTTGCGCGACTTGCTCTGCACGACCTGCGGAATTTTTTAATTTTTCCGTCATTTCTTGAATGCCGTGGACGCCCGCTTGTCCAACTAATTCAACCATAGCTGTCGCAGCTTCTGTACCGAAAATGTCTTTGTAATAAGCCATTTTGTCGCCAGATCCCATTTTGGCAGTTTTCTTTTCTACATCAACTAAAATGTCGGTAAGTGCACGCATATTGCCACGACTATCTTTTGCGGATACGCCTAATTTTTTCAATGCTTTTGCTGCCGCTTTAGGTGGAGCGGAAAGTCTGAGCATGGCAGAACGTAATGATGTCCCCGCTTGAGTACCTTTTATCCCAACATTACCTAATAATCCAACCATCGCTGACATGGTTTCAAAGTCTTGACCTGTTGCAGTGGCAATTGGACCTAAATATTTCATTGTGTCGCCTAAACCTTCTAAAGTCGTGTTGGAACCACTAAATGTTGCAGTAAGCACATCTGCTACACGCCCCATTTCGTCAGCGGAAATTTTAAAACCAGAAGAAATATCTGATGAAATATCTGAAACTCGCCCCATTTCGATGCCTGCGGCTTTTGTCATTGCTAAAATAGCAGGCATTGATTTTTCGATTTGGTCTGCATTGAATCCCGCCATCGCCAAATAACCTTGACCTTGTGCGACTTCTCCTGATGTAAAGGATGTTGTTGCACCGAGATGAATCCCTTGTTGGCGCAGCCGTGCAAGTTGTTCCGCTTGCTTTGGATCAGTTTTATTTAACCCAGTTAAAGCTTGCACCTTAGAAAAATCTTGTTCAAAATCTAATGCAGGTTTGAGCATTACACCAGTGAGCGCATTGCCAGCTGTTCCTGCGATCATGGCAGATTGCCCAAATCCCTTTAATTGCTCACTTTTCGTTTTTAAATTATCTACGCTATTTCGATAAGCTAAGTTTCTTGCTTGTCGCTGTTGCAGTTTTTTCATGGCTGCATTTTGTTTTTCAATGGCGGCTGTGGATTGACTAAGCTGTTGTTTAAGTTTTTCCTGACTTTCCTTAAATTTTGATGTGTTAAAGCCACCAAGTTTTAATTCTTGGCGGAGTTTATTTAATTGTTTACGCTGATTTTCTTGTGCTTGTGCCATTTTATGCGCTGCTTTATGTGCTTCTGTGACTTGGCGTTTAAGTGCGGCTGTCGGTGCGGCAGTATTGCGTAGTTGTTCGGCTAATTTTTTTGCTTTTTCTCGTGCTTCAATTAATTTCTGATTATTTTGCTGCAGTGAGTTTTGCAAATTTTTAAATGAATCAGCGGTTTTATTTTGTTGTTTTAGTTTATTGAGTTCATTGGTCGCACCTTTTACTTTAGATTGCAAATTATCCATTTGTTTTTGCACACCTTTTAAAGGGGCTGTGAGTTTATCAACTGCACCTAGAATTACTTTAAGCTCTAAATTTTTCATTTTTACCCACTTTTTCTTGACATTTTAGGAATAAGGAACAAATAATGAACAAACTTAACAGGGAGAGAACGATGGAAATTTTTGTTTTGCTCATTGGTTTGCCAATTATTGTTGGTTTACTTATTGCATTTGGTACTGCAGTATTAGCCGCATTTAGTTATATTTTTGTTGGCGCATTATCTTTAGCGATTAATTTCTGGTATATCACGTTAGCAGTAATGCTTGTTTTGCTTGCACCTCTTATTTATTTAAATAGTTGGTTATTTTGGCTTTTGGCTGCAATCGTTATTTTCTTTACTGTTGCTTGGTTTTTTGGTGGCGATACCGAACAAATCAAAGCAGAAATTGAACGTAAACGTATTGCTAAAGAGCATAAATTGTAAATTAACCCAATTAAAATTCTTTACCCGCTATAGCTCTAAGCACAAATCTTTCAATCATTTCAATATCTTCTTCTGTAAAGCCCAGCAATTCACGCTGGGCATATTGCACTTTGAAATCTTTATTTTTAGATGGGCTAGCACTTAACCCGTATTGATGCACTGCAGCAATCGCAGCATCTCCACCATAAAAACCGAGTGAAATTCCTTTTTCTTGGTAACGTAATTTCATGTGAGCTGGCGTGACCAATTTTCTAAACATTAATTGGCGTTTAATTCGCCCTTTCTTTTTGCCAAATTGTTTTCTTAGTTTACGAGGCTCAAATAGTGTTCCATCTGGGTTTTGCTGTGCTTTAATTCTTCTACGCTGATTTCTTGCTAATTCCCGCCCGATTTGTTGATAGAGTAACCGTCTCCGTGGTTTACTGATATTTTTTAATAAATCTGTAAATGCGAGTTTTACTTGTTCAATTCCATCGCTCATTTTTATTTTTCACTTTAAAAAATTAAATTTTCATCTGTAATTTCGCCTAAATAGACACTTATCTTCCCTAATCTTTCCCATTCCTGTGCGGTTGGTTCTTTTGCGTAATGAATTTGTACGTTATTACCCTCTTTTTTAGAAATGACACGTTCAGTAAGTTGGATTTCGAAACTAATGTCAGCGGTGTGGTTATTGTTGTAATCTACTTGGAATTTAAAGGCATTTTCTCGAATTTGCGGATTTTCGAATATTTCAGGTTGATTTGTGCGCAGATAAGCCAGCATTGGCACAATCAAGGCGGCAATATCGCCTGCATAATCCGTCACCACAACATTGAGTGTATAACGATATTCAAAACTAAATGATGCGGCACCCGTTGCGACGATTTGCCCACCGTCCACATAAAGTTGTAGATGGTCGGGATTTTTTACAAAATCGGGATGGCTTTGTTCTAGGATTTTACGCAGTTGGTTAGGCTTTTTCATTAGTTTGCTCGTTACCGTGGGTAGGTATACCCACGGTTAGTTATCGTTTATAGTGATTCCCCTTTGGGGAACCGTTGCAATTAATCTTGGGTATACTTACCCAAGGCATTATGTTCTAAATTGCCGCTGCCGTTTTTCCTCTTGTTCTTGGCAAGTCACGCAACGTGTTACGCCCTGAATCATTTGTCTGCGTTTTTCTGGGATGGGTGCATCGCAATCTTCACAATAAAGGCGGCTTACTGCTTTAAAAGTGCGGTGTTTTTTCAGGGCGATTTCACGTTGCATTTCTTCAAGCTGCTGTGCTCGATCGAATTGATCTGTCATGGCTGTTCCTTTTTGTTAAATTCTTCCATGCATTTTTTTAAACTTGAGTTCTCGATAATGCACAAATCAAGGTGGTGCTGTGTCTGTAAATAGGCTTCGGCTAATTCGCCATTGGTGCGAATTTGTGGCGAATACGCACTGCATTCTGTGGTTTGCGGACAAAGAATCGGCGATTTAATGATTTCCTGCTGAGTTGAACAGGCGTTTAACATCATCAGGCAAAGGGCTATCAGCCCAATCTTGATTTGATTTAAGTACATTTTTTAAATCCTGTGTTTGTTGATTTTGCTTTGCTTTGAGGTTGTTTACGGCTTGGATTAGCTGTGCTTGCTGTTCGGCAAAATTTTGAACGCTATGATTTAACTCAATGTAAGCATTTTGCCATTTCAGTTTTAGTTGTTCTTCTTTGAGCATTTCTTTTCGCCAATAATTCGCCTCAAATCCCAGAAACATAATCAGGAGTACAAGTAGTATTGGCCCGATAAGTAAAATGCTTCTTTCTTTGGCAGTTAAGAAATTAAACATAGGGCTTTCTCCTTTTGTCGGCGTTCAATCAATCCTTTTAGCGGTTTCCCTGCAGCGTAAATCCAACGCTCAAACTGACCGCACATAGCTTTGCTGTAGCCTTGGCGTGCCATTTTAAAAAGTGAGCTATTTTTTAATTTGCCGCATCCCACATTAAAGGTAATGGAGACTAAGGCATCAAATGCACCTTGTGGCATAGTTTGCCCGTTGGCGTATTGATTAACGCATTTTTCTGATTGTTTAATGCCTTTTACGTATAACTCTGCGATTTCTTGTAAGCTGTAAATTTTATTGCGGTCAATTTTTTCAACAGCATCGGTTATGCCTATGCCAACAGTTAAAACATCGGCAGGGCATTGATAGGGCTTTTTCATACAACCTTCTGCATTACCAATCAGTAACAAGCCTTTTTCGGAGGTTCGAATGTCATTTCCATAAGTGGCAATTACCAGTCCAACAACGGCGGATATGGCACAGATGTATTTGGCAGAACGTTTAATCATGATGATGGCTCCGTTGTTTAAGTTCTTTTTCTTTTAATTCAAAGTCTTTTTTCTTGTAATACCAATTCACAAGAAAGGTGGCGACACCAATCACAATACCTGTAATCGATGCGACATCAGCCCAATTTACATTTGAGAACATATCGGCAATGCGTCCAATTAAGAAAGCGAATATTCCTGATGTGTAAGACGCTCTTGATGGTGTGTCGTGCATATCAGCTCCAAAGTTGAATTGTGTCATTTGCCACACTGATTTTTTCTGTATCGGCTTCTGGCAAATTGACTACCGTACCAATGGGAATAATGGGCTTATCCATTAAATGTGGATTGAGTTCGCAGGTTATTTCGAGTAAGCCTTCACTGCGCCTAAAATGGCGATAAAGAATGGCATCTAAATTGTCATTTTGTTGTGCGTAAACTTGCATTAGATTAACTCCGCATCGACGCGTTTTCTGCCCAATATGTCGCTAATCGCAAAGCGAGCATCACGACGTAATTCATCTATGCTGTCTTTGAGTTGCGCCATTTTCTTTTCGCCATCATTGGTGCTGTCGTAGCTTGCATAGCGTTCATAAAGGTTTGCTAGTGCCAAGCAACTTACCGCACGTTTATAGCGATAAATCAGCACGCTTTCGCCATTGATGGAGGGGCTGTGATCTGTTCTAAACTGTCGCGTTTGCTTTGCGTTTTAAACGTGGAGAGTTCTGCATTGACGCTTGCCATGCCCTCAATCAAGGCATCTTGTAAACGTTGTGTGGTAATGGTGCCGTCTGCACGGTATTGATTACGAAATTGAGAAAGTGACATATCGGGGAAGAAACCATCATTACTGATAATGTCATCTAAGGTATCGTCATCATTTAACTGTTGCTGCACTTCGCCCATTTCATAATCGGGGGCAAGTTTGACTGATATTGCGCCGTCGCTCATTGATTTACCCTTATAAAAAAAGTCGGGTGAGGATTAAATTAAGCACGGCCAATAAATCCGTCAGAATTTGACCGCACTTTTAATCCGCCCGACGGCTGCGTGGTTTGCTCGGTTTATATTCTTTCTTGCTTGTGCAAGAAAGAACCAAAGAACACACCCCGATTAAATCGCTTTTCTGCCCTTTGTTGTCATTTTCTTAACGGAAAATTTTTAACTCGCTATGCTCAAACAAGAAAAATTTTCCTAAAATGCCAAGTCGGTCAGGCGATTTAGACGGGGAATTAAAACAACATCAATATTCAGTTGTTGATAATTGTTTTTTTAGTTTCTTGATGTCGCCTTTTACGCCAATTTTTTGATCTAAACCTAAAGCACGTTCTAAATATGCCAGTGCTTGTTCAGGGTTCTTTTCAACCAATAACAAGCCCAATTCACGCAATAATCGCGCACGGCTTTCATCTGGCATATCGCAATCGGCAGTAATGCGTTGGATTTGCGCTAAGTAAGATTCGTCGAACGGTTTATTAGCTGCTCTTGCGGCTTTGGCTTGGTCGGCAAATTCTTCTGCCAACAAGGTGCCAAGTGTTCGGGTAAATGGCTCTGGCAAGCGTAAATCATGAAATACGGCATAATCGGCAATCTGTAAGGCGAGATGATATTCGCCACAGTCAATTGCCCACACGCACCATGTCATTAAGACATTATCTTGTTTACCACTTCCGACCGATAACGCCCCTTCAATCCATGGTAGATAGTCAGGCAAAATTTGCTTTTTAAATGCGGCTTTGCGTTCCGTCGATTGGATGTTTTTTAAATCCTTTCGATGGCGAGCAAGAATACGGCACATTTTGTCATATTCCGTAAAGTCGCTTAGATCTTCTGTTTCTGCCGCATTAGCAATCGCGGCAGAAACTTCCAGAAAATGGCGTTTAGTTGGGCGCATAATTGATTCCGTTATGCTGCCACAGGCGAAATAGGCGTAGGTGCCTCAAGAATCGTAATATTTTTCGCCATGGCGACTGCCTCGTAGTTTTCTACAACATAGGCTTCATTTGACGATAAATAATCTTCCACACGATTGCGTTCTGGCACATCTTTTAAGTGACGACGCACTTTGCCTTCCTGCACGTAGATTGACAAGTTGTCGAGCGATGTAACTAACACAGTGCCTTTCGGGAAGAATGGAACAGATACGGCTTGTAACCCGCCCACACGTTTTTGACTAATGACGGTATCGCCTGCCAAAATTTCGCTTGGTTTTTCTTGGTTGATTAATGGGAAATATTTATCGGCTAATAAGTCGCTACCCATAATAGCAACCAGTTTAGTGTCGTCACGGTATTGTGCTGGAATGAAATCTTCTTTTAATGCAAAGACAAGGGCATCAAGATTTTTATAGGTTTTACCTGCACCGATTTCGATTTTGCCACTGCTTTTTTCAATTTCTTTTAACACACGAGCTTTGGCTTTATCTTCGATTTGGACTAACCAACCCTTATTCACATCTTGCAATAATGGATGTTCAGTACGGTTTGTGGTTGCGGCTACACTTGCGCCATTCCAACCGATCATGATACGGTCTAATGCAATGCGTTCGGCTTTGAGTTTGCCAACACGTGCCGCAAAGTCAGGGAATTTCGCCCAACTGTCTAAGGTTGCATAATTTAAATGCGTGTCAAAGTTGGTTTGTTCGCAAGAATAGGTGTTTTCTTGCAAGCTGTGAATGTCTGTAGTTTCACGTGCTTTGGTGTTAGTGTCAGTACGGCTTGCCACTGGTGAAAGCACACCTAAACGCAAGGCGGAACCTTTCATTTCTTGCACCATCACGACATTGATGCGTTTTAAGAAATCAGAACTTTCAAGCACGGCATTTTCTAATTTTTGTTGAATAGTTGGCTCAACGGTAAACTGACCGCCATTCGCAACGAATGCCACATCTTCGCCGTTATCTGCTGCAACACCAGCTATATAAGCATTAAATTTTTGTTTGGTAAATTTATTCATTTGGTTTTTTCCTACGATAAATTAAAAGAAGCGGCCGTCAGTTTCAGGTTGTTCACCGTAAACTAAAGGGCGAGGATTTTCGGGTTCAACAGGCTTTTTGAGTTCTGCAAAGGTTGCTTGGATTTCCGCATTGCCTGCTTTCATTTCTTCGATTTCGGCTTGTTGTTTGGCTAAATTGCCAGAAAGTGCGGTTAATTTTTCCAAGGTTTCTTTGGTTTGCTCGGCTAAAAGCTCAATGGCTTGTGTTTGGTCGGCAAAGCGTTCATCGTCTGATTTTTCTTTTTTCGCAAACAAGCCTTTGATTTTTTCAAAGATACTTTGTGTTTCTTCCACAAATTCCAATTCAGTTTCAATAGCGGCTGTGAAAAGGTTGTCCGCTTTTAACTTGCGAGCATTTAAGCCATTATTGGTAAAGGCAAGCATTTCTGTGCCTAGGCTTGCTGGGTTGTCTGTGACGGCTAAACCAACTAAATAGGCTTTGCCTGTGTCGGCAAAATTGGTGTCAATTTCCACAGATGTGTAAACTTTTTGCCCTTCTTTATTTAAGGCAATAAGTGCATCAGTTGGTTGTAATTGAGCTAAAAGTTGTAATTTGCCGTCTTCACGTTCTTCTGTTTTTACGGCTAACACATCGCCAAAGCAATGTGAGTTCGCCATTTCTGGCAGATAAACTGAGAATTTGATGTGATCTAAATTGATTCGTGCGCCGTAGGTGTTTTTCGGATCATAGCTTTCTGCCATTTCTGAAATCCAGTTGCGCTGAATAGTGCGTCCGTCTGTGGTTGCGCCTTCTGTCGCCACAACCACCCATTTAGATTTTTTTGCCATTGGCTTCTATCCTTTCGATGAGTTGAATCATTGCGCTCATTCTGAAAGAGTTTTCAAGGCGTTGCCACGGCTTGCCGTTGTTGTTTTCCCTTTCACAAAACGCCCCAAAAGACGACCGCACGTTGAATTTCTATGATGACAGGCAAGAAAAAACCGCACCTAAGTGCGGTTGAGAATTAGCAAATTTCGTTATTGAGATAGCGTGTGAGATGACGCCATTTTTCAGGGTATCTGATTGGAGTTTATCCATCAGTTTTTTAATGAGCGGTTTGGCGATTTTATGAACTCGTTTGTATTCAGTGACGTTACCATATACTTGCGGAGCAAAAGGAGAATTTAATAATGCCAACGGCTTATACAGATTTTCCAATAAGAAACGCATTCTTTCGTGGGAAAACAATAACCATACTAGGTTGTCAATATCTTGTTGGGAAAAAGATTGCGCATAAGTGGGTTCTGGCATAGGCAAGGCAGGTTGGCTTATTTCATATTTTCCTGTTTTGCGGATTTGCGGGAGGACTTCTTCAAAGATCCAGTTTTGAAACTCTATCGCTTCGGCTTTGTTGGAGCGGAAAATAATGCGGTAAAGGTTGGGTTCATTGATGAAGGTAAGTTCTTGATGACCTCCATCTGTAAGGGTTGCAATTTTATTGCATCCCTCTTTATTCAATCGGAATGCTTCAGCACTTCTACGATTTACGCCTAATACTTGGCAAACATCAGATAAACAGAAATAAGGTTCATTGTTGAAAGATTGAATACGAACTGGAAAGGATTTGAAGTTGAAGGTAGAAATTTGAGTTGTCATTTTGTGATTTCCTTTTGAGGGCGTTCCCGAAAATCGGGCGGTCGAGAGCTCAAAACTCGTCACAAATCGAGCGGAGTTATTCCCTTGCGGTGTTGTATTCCTCGCACTCTCGACCATTGATAAAAAATTGTTGTTTTTGACCGCACTTTTTGCGGGTACAAAAAAATCACGCTGACGGGGTGAGTTACCGTTTGTGAAAAGGGCTTTTGAGACCCTGTAAGCAGTATCCTACGCTTGAGAGCGGGGCTTGTCAAGCGTAGGGGAAATTATTGCCGTAGCTCTTTTTGTGAAGCAACTGCTAAAAAATGGCTGCGGTCTTTGTAAATGGGGTTGCTTGCAACACGGCTATCAATACGTTTGATAAGGTATTCAGGCAAGCTGATATTAATACGGTGGCGTTTGCCTTGATATGCGGAAATATCTACATCAAGCAACAACCAAGTATCGCAATAGTTGAAATCTTCTTGCGTTTGGTAGTGACGATAGCCTTTGTCTTGAAGTTCGTTGATATCTATTCCGTCTTCAAACATTATTTCTAAGATGGAATGAATGGCATCAGTTACCTGCGTTGGGATTTCTTCAAGGGTATCAGCGGCACTAAAGCAGGAATATTCTTCAGTAAATAATGCTGGCACAGTGATGCCGTAGGCTTCATTTTCATTTGTTGGGGTTTCAATGCCGATGGTAAATAACATAGTCGCTCCTTGTCGTCTTAATCACGATAAATTATACACAAGCATACACACAATGCAAGATTTTTATAATGGAAGAATTAAATAATATCTCATCAGAAACTACAGCTGACACTAAACGTCAGGCGCAAGTAATGTATTTTAGCGGCTATAAAATCGCTGAAATTTCACGCCAGTTAAATATTCCTGCATCAACGATTGCCAGTTGGAAAGACAGAGAAAAGTGGGACGATATTGCGCCTGTCGGTCGGGTTGAATTGGCATTAGAGACAAGATTGAATCTGCTCATCGCAAAAGAAGAAAAGAGCGGTTCAGATTACAAAGAAATTGATTTACTTGGTCGCCAAATGGAACGGATGGCGAGAGTGAAAAAATATTCTTTTGGCGATGGCAATGAAGTAGATTTGAATCCCAAACTGGCTAATCGTAACAAAGGCGAACGCAAGAAAGCCGAACCTAATGCTATTAGCCAAGAGCAAGAAGAATTGCTGATTAATGGCTTTCTTGATGGGATGTTTAATTATCAACGCATTTGGCACAAGGCGAAAGAACACCGAATCAGAAATATTTTAAAAAGCCGACAAATTGGGGCGACTTACTATTTTGCCCATGAAGCCTTTATTGATGCTTTGACGACGGGTCACAATCAAATTTTTCTTTCTGCTAGTAAAAAACAAGCCTTACAGTTTCGCTCGTACATTGTGAATTACGCCAAGCAAACGGCAGATGTAGATTTAAAAGGCGAAACCATCAAACTTCCAAATGGGGCTGAATTGATTTTCCTTGGCACGAACTCCGCCACAGCTCAATCCTACCACGGCAATTTGTATTTCGATGAAGTGTTTTGGGTGCCTAAATTTGATGTGATGCGTAAAGTGGCATCGGGTATGGCGGCTCAAAAGATGTATCGCCAAACGTATTTTTCCACACCAACCACAATTGCACACCCTGCTTATGCGTTCTTTTCAGGCAAGGCATTTAATCGCAATCGTACGAAATCAGAAAAAATCGAAATCGATATTTCTCACGCAAACTTAAAGAGTGGGAAACTTTGTGCCGACCGGCAATGGAAACAGATTGTGAGTATTTATGATGCAATGGAAGGCGGGTGCAATCTATTCAACATTGACGACCTAATTGCAGAAAACAGCAAAGAAGAATTTGAACAGTTGTTTTTGTGCCAATTTGCCGATGATAATAGTTCTGCTTTCAAGTTTTCGGACTTGCAACTTTGCCAAGTGGATAGCTTAGAAGAATGGCACGATTACAAGCCATTTTATCAACGCCCATTCGGTAATCGTGAAGTGTGGTTAGGTTATGACCCTGCTTTTACTGGCGACCGTGCAGCCTTAGTGATTGTTGCACCGCCGAAAGTGGAAGGGGGCGATTATCGCGTTTTACATAAACAAACTTTTCACGGTATGGATTACGAAACACAAGCAAGTCGCATTAAGCAGTTTTGTGATGATTACAATGTGACTCGCATCGTGATTGATAAAACGGGTATGGGATCGGGCGTTTATCAGGAAGTGAGAAAATTTTATCCAATGGCACAGGGCCTAGAGTATAACGCCGATCTTAAAAATGAAATGGTGTTAAAAACACAAAATTTAATTCAAAAACGTCGCCTGAAATTTGATAGTGGAGACAATGACATCGTGAGTAGTTTTATGACCGTAAAAAAACGTATTACCGGAACAGGTAAGATTACTTATGTTTCTGACCGTTCAGAAGATGCAAGCCACGGCGATTTATCATGGGCGATTATGAACTGCATTTTAAATGTGCCTTATGGTTTCGGCGGCGATGTATCAAGCAACAAATCAACAATATTTACCTTTGAATAGGATAATCCAATGAGCAAAAACACAAAAAAATCCACCGCACTTTCAACTGGAAATCAAGCACAGGCATTCAGCTTTGGAGAGCCTATTCCAGTGATTGACCGTGCAGAAGTACTGAATTATTTCGAAAGCGTATTGATGTATGAAAAATATTACAATCCGCCAATTAATTTAAGTTACTTGGCTAAAGCCTTAAATGCCTCAGCCCATCATAACAGTGCGATTACCGTGAAGAAAAATATTTTACTTTCAACATGCAAAACCACCGCACTTTTACCTCGTACCCAATTAGAAAAACTGGTGCAAGATTACTTGGTCTTTGGCAATGCTTATGTTGAGAAAACTGTAAATTCGTTTGGTAAGGTTGTCTCGTTAAAATCCCCTCTTGCTAAATATATGCGTATCGGTGTTGAAACAGGTGTGTTTTATCAGATTGTGAATGGATTTGATGAATATGAATTTAAAAAAGGTGCTGTCTTTAACTTGATTAATCCCGATGTGAATCAAGAGATTTATGGCGTGCCAGAATATTTGGCAGCGTTACAATCTGCTTTTTTAAATGAAAGTGCCACATTGTTCCGCCGTAAATATTATTTGAACGGTGCGCATGCTGGGTCAATCATTTATATGACTGACCCAACACAGAACCAAGACGATATTGAAGCAATCAAAACGCAAATCAGACAAACAAAAGGCACTGGCAACTTTAAAAATTTGTTTGTGTATATCCCAAATGGGAAGAAAGATGGAATGCAAGTTATTCCTCTGTCTGATGCTATTGCTAAAGATGACTTCCTAAACATTAAGAACGCTAGCCGTGATGATGTGTTAGCTGCGCACCGTGTGCCACCTCAATTAATGGGGATTGTGCCGAATAATACAGGCGGCTTTGGTGACGTTGAAAAGGCAACGCGAGTGTTTTTTATCAATGAGATAATCCCATTGCAAGAACGCTTGAAAGAGATTAATAGTTGGGTAGGAGAAGAAGTGATCACGTTCTCCGATTACAAATTGCTAAATTAG